AACAAGTTGGTGTATGATGCACAGACTGGTGAAATACGTGATGACCGTAAACACCTATCAATGATGGAAGACTTCTGGCTACCTCGCCGTGAAGGAGGCAAAGGTACTGAAATCACAACACTACCAGGCGGTCAAAATCTTGGTGAATTGGAAGATGTAAAGTATTTCGAAAAGAAACTATACAAGTCACTGAACGTTCCAGTTTCACGTTTGGATCCAAACCAATCTGGATTTTCACTAGGTCGTGTTGGTGAAATATCACGTGATGAAGTTAAGTTTGGCAAGTTTGTAGATCGTCAACGTCAAAAGTTTTCTGAAATTTTTGACCAAGCACTCAGAGTTCAGTGTGTACTTAAAGGTATTTGTACAGCAGAAGAATTTGATGAGTTCAAAGAAAACATTTATTATGACTTCATAAAAGATAATAATTTTGCCGAACTTAAAGAAGCAGAATTGGTGCGTGAACGTCTATCACTTCTTGGCTCAGTTGATCCATATGTTGGTAGATACTATTCTATGGAATGGATTCAACGTAATGTACTGAGACTAACAGACGAAGACATTAAATTGATGCAAGACCAAATCGATGCAGAAAAGAAAGCTGGATTGATTATGGATCCAATGCAAATCGCACAGCAAGGTCAACAAGAGTTGATGAATCCTGATGGCGCTGGAGGCGCAGGTGGTGTCACTGGAGGCGGTGCACCAGCACCTGCTTCAAATCCAGCGCCACAAGATAATGCACAATCACCCAAAGGTGATTTGAGCCTAAACAATGATTACACTCCAACGATGCGTATGCTTCAAAGAGTGTTATAAATATTTGATGTTTAATGGAGAATAATATGAATGATAATCTTAGAACGGTAGTTGACAATGCATTTACAGATAACGCAACGCAAATGCGGGACGCATTGTACAATGAAATCAATGATAAAATCTTTGCCGCTATCGAGCAAAGAAAACAAGTTATTGCACAAAATTTAATTGCACAACATCAACCTGAAACAGAAACGGAATAATGAAAAGTCTAAAAGATTTTCTTCAGAGAGAAATTAAAGAAGACGGTTCTCCAGATGAAAATGGAGATGGTGTACTGTCGCCGACAGAATTGCACCATCATTTAGATATCCAGAAACGTGGTACTGTTGACCTTGGTGATTATGCGGCACATATTATGTTTCACGCACATCATCCAGAATATCTTGCTCCAATTATGGAGAAACTTAATGATGTTCAACGATTACATGCGGCTGGCCATGAAATAAATGCACACGATCCGGTTCTCTCTAAGTTAAAAAACAATTCCGCTTTAATGGCAACTTCTACTCCAGTTATGGAAGGTAAAACTTCTCTATCACGTGAATTGGATCCGCCTGCCGTTTTAATAATGCGTAGAAAATCTGTGCGCCAATTTCCAAATGGTCAACGGGTTGCGCTCTATTACGTAGATAAAATTAACAAGTATGTTACTGTTCCATATGAAGATATGCAATGGTCTACTTCTGAAGAAACTGTTTTCGATAAGATTAAACAGGTAAATGAAGACAAGAAATCCATTGTAGTAGAACACATGGATGGTTCAACATCAGAGATAACTCCTCAAATGGCAAAACAGATGATGGAGTTACACAAAAAAATTAATGAGGCTAATAAAGCGAAGATGCTGGATATGTTGGAAGCCTCCGCAAAACATTTTCAAACTATCGCAAAGTTTTCTAAGGAATAAAAATGGCAAACGTATTTGGAATTAACGTATTAAAAGATGATACACAACACGTTGTTATTAAATTGACAGCTAGATTTGATGGTACAGGCCAAGAATCAAACACATCAAGAATTACAGCTAACTCACTGTCTGGTGCTTTAGCAACGAATGGTTTTCTTGTAGCAAACGTACATGGTGGTTCTGCAAACACAACACTTCCATATTACGGTTTATCTGTAAACAGAATGTGGTACGACACACCAGGTACTTCTAATACCGATGTGGAATTATTTTGGTCTGCAACTGCATCAAATACTATATTCTATTTGAATGCCAATGGTGAGTATGATGGTGCTGGCAACTGGATTACAATTCCAAACCCAACAGCGGGTGCAGCCGGTTCAAACGGTAACATTGGTATCACAACAAGAAACATGGGTAACGGAGATAGTTATACAATTATTTTAGAACTACGTAAAGACAATGCATATTATCAGCGTGGTCAGTTCAATGATCCTGCGGCATTCAACTACGGCAATTACGGTTTGAGACCATAATGTCACTTGTTGATAGTTTTCTTTCTGGTAACCTAACGGAAGCCAGAAAGTTAATAGACGAAAGAATTAAAGAAATATTCGAAGAAAAATTAGAAATAATTAAACAACGAATAGTTGTAGAAGAAGCCGAGAAATTAGGCTTGGATGAGGCAAACATCCTAAAAATGGGCAGAACAAAGTTGGTGCGTGTGCGTATACGTGCTGGCAAAGTACAGAGAAGAAAAAAATTCTCATCTGTACCGGGATATACAATACGTGGAGGCAAAGTCGTAAGAATGTCTTCACAAGAGCGGCGTCATCGTAAGATGGGGGCACGTAGGGCAAAAATTAAACTTAGAAGTAAGAAAAACCAAATCTTACGAAAAAGAAAAATATCGTTAAGAAAACGAAAGGCAATGGGTGTAAGATGAAACTTATTAAAGAAATTACCGAAACAGTCAGCTATCTCACGGAAGAAGCTGATGGTAAAAAAGTTCTTCATATTGAAGGACCGTTCCTTGTTGCCGAAAAGAAAAATAAAAACGGTCGTATCTACGAATTCAACACTCTACGTAAAGAAGTTCACAGATACACCGAAGACTATATCAATAAGCATCGTGCTTTTGGTGAATTAGGACATCCTGATTCTCCAACAATCAATTTAGATCGTGTGTCTCACATGATTACTGGTCTCCGTGAAGACGGCAACCAATGGATTGGTAAAGCAAAGATTCTTGATACACCCATGGGTAACATTGCAAGAAGTCTTATCGAAGGTGGCGCACAATTAGGTGTGTCTTCCCGTGGTATGGGTTCTTTAAAGATGGTCAACGGTGTGAACGTTGTGCAACCCGATTTCTATCTTGCCACAGCGGCAGATATTGTAGCCGACCCTTCTGCACCTGGTGCATTTGTACAGGGAATTATGGAAGGCAAAGAATGGATGTTAGTAGAAGGTAAGTGGACCGAAGTTCATCTTCAAGAAGCAATACAACAAGTTCGTAAGGCTTCACGTAAAGAAATCGAACAAGTAAGTTTACATATTTTCGAATCCTTTCTTAAAAAATTGTAATATTATAAATATCCACATACAAAACCAAGGAGAGTTTTAAATGGTTAAAAAGTTCAATCTGTCTGAAGCTGCCGCTGATATTCTAAACAAAAGCATTTCTTCAGCAAAAAAAGGTACCGAAGGTTCTTCTAGACTGCCTACATCCGTAGTTGCAGGTCAAAAAGAAGTCGGTGAAATTGGTACAGAAGTTACCAAAACAACAGACTCTGGTCCAGATGCTACTAAAGGTGTTGCAACAGCTACACCTCCAGGCGCTACACCACCAGTTGGTTCAGATCCAATGAAAAAGTTATCAGGTCAACCTGCTGAACAAGGTTCAGTTGAAGCACCTGAAGGCAAAGCCGGTAAACAAATGATGGCCAAAAACAAAGGTGCTACATTCCAATCTTACGGTGGCCAAAACGAAGAAATTGACGAAGACGGCGAAGTTTTTTCTGAAGCAGAAGAAAAAGAAGACCATGAAGACGAAAAGAAAGACAAAGCCATGATGAAAAAAATGATGTCTAAAAAAGGTCTGAAAGAAGACATTGATGCATTGCTTCAAGGTGAAGACCTATCAGAAGAATTTGTTTCTAAAGCTACTACAATTTTCGAAGCTGCCGTTATGTCACGTGTAGAAGAACTTGCAGAAGAAGTAGAGTCACAACTTCATGAACAATTCGAACAAGCAGTTGAAGAACTGAAAGAAGACTTTGCATCTAAAATCGATGACTACCTAAATTACATGGTAGAAGAATGGATGAAAGAAAATGAACTAGCAATCGAGTCCGGTCTACGTGCTGAAATCGTAGAAGACTTTATTGGTGGTCTAAAGAATCTATTCGCCGAACACTACATTGACATTCCAGAAGAAAAAGTGGATGTTGTTCAAGAAATGGCTGACAAAGTTGAAGAACTAGAAGCTAAATTGAACGAAGAAATTTCACGTTCTATTGAATTTAAAAAAGAAATCAATGAACATAAAAAAGTACAGGCCGTGCAAGCAGTTTGCGAAGGCCTAACGCAGACTCAGGTAGAAAAACTTAAGTCACTCGCAGAGAGTGTTGAGTTCACAACTGAGGAAGATTTCACCGAAAAAGTTAGTACATTGAAAGAAGCATATACTCCTTCCAATATTAAGACTGGTGAAAAATCTGCCCTAGAAGAAGGCGTAGAAGTGCCAGAAGATAAGCCATCGAAGGTTTCTTATGATCCTCTAATCAACGCCGCTGTTAATTCAATCTCAAAATCTGTGGTTAAATAAATATACCACATTTAATTTTTAAAAATAGGAGTTACTTAAATGTTACTATCTGAAGAACTAAAACAAAAATGGCAACCAATTCTGGAGCACCCAGAATTAGAAGCTATTAAGGATCCATACAAGAAGGCTGTTACAGCCATGGTCCTTGAAAATCAATCTCAAGCTATGGCATCCGACCGTGCTCAAATGGGTCTAATTAACGAAACTACTTCCAGCGGCCCATCTATGGCTACTGGTTCTGGTATTCAGAATTTTGATCCAATCTTGATCTCTTTGGTTCGCCGTGCATTGCCTAACCTGATTGCGTATGATGTTGCTGGCGTTCAGCCAATGACAGGTCCAACAGGCTTGATCTTTGCAATGCGTGCCAAATACGGTGAAAACAACAAAGCATCTGGTGTAGAAGCATTCTTCAACGAAGCCAACACCCAGTTCTCTGGTCTTAGTTCTAACACCAACCGTTTCGGTTTCGCTAACAACACTACTGGTGACACAATCACCAACCCAGTTGGTAACGGTTTCACTACAGCTAACACATTCACAACTGGTATCGGCATGCCTACGGCTACTGCTGAATACTTGGGTTCTGATTCTAACACAGCTTTCGGTCAAATGGCTTTCTCTATCGAGAAGGTTACTGTGACTGCTCAAAGCCGTGCGTTGAAAGCTGAATACTCACTAGAACTTGCACAAGACTTGAAAGCAATCCACGGTCTTGACGCTGAAACAGAATTGTCTAACATTCTGTCTACAGAAATTCTAGCTGAAATTAACCGTGAAGTTATCCGTACAATCTACACTGTTGCTAAGAACGGTGCTCAGTATGGTACAACAACTGCTGGTACATTCGACCTTGACACAGACTCTAACGGTCGTTGGTCTGTTGAGCGTTTCAAAGGCTTGATTTTCCAAGTTGAACGTGACGCTAACGTTATTGCCAAAGAAACTCGTAGAGGTAAGGGCAACGTGATGATCGTATCATCTGACGTTGCATCCGCTATGGCTATGGCTGGTGTTCTACAGTACACTCCTGCATTGTCTACTGACTTGCAAGTTGATGACACTGGCAACACATTCGCTGGTTTGCTCCACGGTCGTATCAAGGTCTATATCGACCCGTACTTCGGTGGTTACACATCTAACCAAGAATTGGTAACAATCGGTTATAAGGGTTCTTCTCCTTATGACGCTGGTCTATTCTACTGCCCATACGTTCCGCTACAAATGGTTCGTGCAGTTGACCAGTACACATTCCAACCAAAGATTGGTTTCAAGACACGTTACGGCATGGTTGCAAATCCGTTTGCTGCTGGTACAGACGCTGATCTAGGTCAGTTGTACTCTAAGCGTAATACGTACTACCGTATTTTCAGAGTCGCCAACCTAATGTGATTCTGTGATACAGAGCCACCATTAAGAGTGGCACTTTTAGAGGAACCTTCGGGTTCCTCTTTTTGTATAACCATTACATTAAGTTAACAAATGGACGATATATTAGAATCATTAAAAAATTTCAAATATGAATTTGATAAAAACGAATCGAGCGTTGTACATAGATTTTTTGTCAAAGAACATTCAGAAGAAACTAAAAGATTAATAAGTGAAATGAAAAAAGGACATAAACAAACTCCTGAACACATTGAAAAGGTGCGCCAATCTAGAATAGGTAAACCACAAACAGATCATCAAAAACAAAGAGCAAAAGAAAGTTTGGAGTGCGCTTGGTTGTTGACAACACCAGAAGGTAAACAAATTAATATTGTTAACCTTAGACAATTTTGTTTAGAAAATGGATTGGATCAAGGCAATATGGTCAAGGTTTCTCAGGGAAGAATCAAACAAAACAAAGGTTGGAAATGCA